GGCCGCGCCGGCGACACCGGGCGACTACGTCGTGCCGAAGGACTTCGTGCTCGGCGACCGCAAGGTCACCATGATCCAGGACGACCCCATGCTGGCCTACGTCCGCGAGGTCGCCCACCAGAACCAGTGGACGCAGAAGCAGTTCGACGAGAACGTCCGGGGCTACGTCGCCCGCCAGATCGCCGGCCTGCCCAAGTGGAGCGCCGAGGCCGAGAAGCTCGGGCCCAACGCCGACGCCCGGCACAGCAGGGTCGACGGCTTCCTGCGCGGCAACCTGTCGGAGACGACCTACAAGACCTTCGCCCAGATGCCGGCGACCGCCAATCTGATCACCGCCATCGAGGAGGTCATGGAGCTGGCCGGCCATCCCAAGATCACCGACGACACCACGGCGATCCCCCGCGAGACGCTCGGTCGCGACGAGCTGCGCAAGATGCAAGCCGACCCGCGCTACACCGGCGAGCGCGGCCGTATCGACCCGTCCTACGTCGCCCGCGTGCGCGCCGGCTACCGCGCCCTTTCCAAGAACGGATCGGGACGCTAATAATGTTTCAGGCCACGGCCCCATAAGCCTCTCACGAGCCCCCGGGGACCAACTCGTTCGCTGTCCGCCTTGGGAACAACCGTCGACCCGATCATCAACTCATGATTCGGACGGTTCCCAATGCCAACTCCCACGATTGACGTCGCCTTCGTCGAAGAGTTCGAAGCCGGCGTGCATGAAGCCTACCAGCGCAAGGGCTCGATCTTCCGCGCCTGCGTGCGCTCGCGCTCCGGGGTCAAGAACAAGACCACCTTCCAGAAGTACGGCCAGGGCAATGCGACGCAGAAGGCGCGCAATGCCGTGATCCCGCCGATGAACAACACCCACACCAAGGTCTCGGTGGTGATGGAGGACTGGTACGCCGGCGACTTCATCGACGAGCTCGACGAGCTGCGCATCAACCACGACGAGATGCAGGCGTCGATGAACGCCGGCGCCTACGCGCTCGGCCGCAAGACCGACGACCAGATCATCAACGTCATGACGACCGACGCGTTGCTGACCGGCGGCACGCTCGACGAGACGACCAACGGCGCCACGCTCGCCTGGGCCACCGCGGTGATGGTCGCCATGGGCAACGGCGAGATCCCCGACGACGGCGAACGATACGGCATCATCGGCTGGGAGCAGTGGGGCCGCCTGCTCGGCATCCAGCAGTTCGCCAACAGCCAGTATGTCGGCGAGGACGACCTGCCGTTCCCGCGGGGCACCCAGGCCAAGCGCTGGATGTCGATCATGTGGATGCCGTGGTCGGGCTATGCCCGCGCCACCAACACCACCAACTTCATCTTCCACCGCTCGGCCATCGGCCAGGCGATCGGCCAGGACGTCAACTCTTCGATCACCTACGAGGGCACCCGCGCCGCGTGGTGGGCGCTCAACAAGATGCAGATGAACGCCTGCGTCATCGACGGCCTGGGCATCGTCAAGTCCAGCCTCAAAGTCTAGGGAGGAATCAATGGCTCTCACTCGTGCTCAGATGAACCTCGTCGCCTCGGGCGGCGCCGGCAAGGTCTGGACCTACTGGTCTGCCGACCCGGTCGCCACCATCCAGGCGGCCAACTACTTCCTGCCGATGTTCTCCGACCTCGTGCCGGGCGACCTGATCCACGTCCGCGCCGTGGTCGGCGGCACCGAAGCCCACTTCGACGCCTCGGTGCTGGTGACCAACAGCACCACGGTCACCCTGCTCAAGAGCGCCAGTTACACCTGACGCTGCTTCTTCCGGCGGCCGCTTCTCCCAGCAGCAGTTCCGACGTTGCGGCCGAACCTCGGCGGGGTGGTTTCCCTGACCATCCCGCCTCCTTTGCGGAGGTCTTATGTCACAGCTTCCGCTGCCGCAGACGCCCGAGGAAGTCGCTTCCTCCGCCATGGTGCTGCTCGGCATGCGCCAGCTCCAGTCGTTCTCCGAGATCGGCCGCGACGAGGTCATAGCAGCCTCGTCACTCTACGAGATCATGGTCGCCGAGCTCTCGGAAGCGCACCGCTGGAAGTTCTGCACCGGCCAGCAGATCCTCGAGATCGACCCCTCCCCGCCGCTCGATCGCTACGAGACCGCCTTCCACATGCCGGCCTTCGAGCAGGGCACGCCGTTCTTCATCCATACCTGCCGCATCGCCGGCACGCCGCAGAAGTACGAGATCATGGCCGATCGCGTGTACTGCGATGTCTCAAGCGATTCCGAGCTGGTCGCCGAGTATTCCTACCGTGTCGCCGAAGCCTACTGGCCGCCCAGCTTCAAGATGTGCGCCGTGTTCCGCCTCGCCGCCATGCTCGCCGTGTCGGTGACGCGCAACAGCTCGCAGATCAAGGCGATGGGTGACGCCTACGAGCTCCAGCTCGCCCGCGCCAAGAACCGCGACGCCCAGTCGGTCACACCCAAGCGGGTCAACCAGCAGCGCTTCCTCAGGAACCGCATCATGCCAGCCCCGATCTACTGATGCTGCGCACGCTCCAGACCAACCTGACCGGCGGCGCCGTCTCGGCTGACGCCAAGGACCGCCTCGACCTGGCGATCTGGAAGAACTCGGTACGACGCGCCGAGAACGTCTCGATCAAGCCGCAGGGCGGCGCGACCCGCCGTCCCGGCACCGCCATCATCTCCACCCTGCCCGCCAATCTCAGCTATCAGATCGAGGCTTTTACCTTCTCGCAGGCCCAGAGCTACGTCTTCGTCTTCTCGAACGGCCGGGTCGACATCTGGAACAAGGTCACCCGTGCCGCCGTCGCCGGCTACACCGGCCAGCCGTGGACCGACGCCATGGTCGCCAACCGCGAGCTCGTGGTGGTGCAGAGCTTCGACACCATGTTCGTCTTCCACCCCGACTTCGAGACCCGCCAGATCACCCGCACCGGCTCGGCCTCGTTCACCATCACGACCATCCAGTGGGGTTTCCTCGACACCGGCGGCGGCCCGATCCCGCGCATGCCGATGCAGAAGTACATCAGTGGCAACAGCTACCTGCAGGCTGGTGCGGTAACCGGCGCCACCAGCTTCTCGAGCAACGTCAACGTCTTCACGCCGAGCCATGTCGGCACCTGGGCCAGGATGTTCACCATCCCGATCTTCATCACCGGCTACGTCAGTCCGGCCCAGTTCAACGGCACGATCTACGGCACTATCCCGATCGCTGCTAACACGCCGACCCTCGACTGGCAGGAGCAGGCCTTCTCCGGCGTCCATGGCTGGGCGCGCTGCGCTACCCTGCACGAGCAACGTCTGTTCATCGGCGGCGGCCGCGACGCGCCCAACACCATCTGGGGCTCGACGACCTACGACCCATTAAACTTCGAGCTCGGCACCGGCCAGCCGACCGACGCCATCAAGTTCGTGGCGGCCCAGGATCGCGTCGCCGAGATCAAGCGCATGGTGTCGTTCCGCCACCTCCAGCTGTTCACCGCCGACGGCGAGTTCTACGCCCCGACGCCATCCTCGGGTGCGCTGACGCCGGCCAACTTCTCGGTCAAGCAACAGTCGTCCTACGGCATCGCCAACTCCGACGCCCGGCGCTTCGACCAGACCACCATCTTCATCTCCCGCGCCGCCAACGCGATACGCGAGTTCGTCTACGACGACTTCCAGCAGAGCTACACCTCGGATGCGCTGAGCTTCATGGCCAAGGACTACATCCGCAGCCCGATTGACCTCGACGTCTCGATCGAGACCGCGACCGCCCAGGAGGCACTCTGCATCATCACCAACGGCGACGGCACGCTGGCCGTGCTCGCCAAGGTGCGGCGCGAGAATGTCGGCGGCTGGATGCTGTGGAATACCGGCGGCCTGTTCAAGTCGTGCGGCGTGATCGACCGTGAGATCTGGACGGTCACCGAGCATGGCGCGCCGGGCAGTCGCTGGCTCAGCGTGTTCGACCCCAACTATGTCATGGACTTCTCGCAGAAGCTCACAGCGGGCAGTCCGACCACCACATGGGGGCCGTTTCCCAACCACATCGGCATGACCGTCGACGCCTGCTCGGGTGACCTCTATCTCGGCCAGTTCGTGCCTGACAGCAGCGGCATGATCACCACCGACATGGCGATCAGCAACATCGAGGTCGGCAACTCGTTCATCCCCCTGGTCCAGCCGCTGGTGCAGGAAGTCCAGATGCCCGACGGCGTCACCTGGGGCCAGCCCAAGCGCAACGTCTCGGTCACCATCAGCGTCGTCGGCACGCTCAGTGCCCAGGTCAACAACGACCACATCCCGACCAGCAACGCGGTCGAGGACCCGGCGCTGGCGCCCGACCGCTACACCGGCCAGTTCAAGTGCTGGCTGCTCGGCGTCTCGGCGGCCGCCGCTCCGGTCATCACCGCGCCGCTGCCGCTCGCCTTCAACCTCACCACCATCATGACCGAGGTCGAGATATGAGTGTCCAGCTCGCCATGATGGGTGCTCAGGCCGGCATGAGCGTCATTCAGGGCATCTCGGGTGCCCTGCGTGGTGCCCAGGCCCAGCAGCGCCAGATCGACTCGCTCCATCTTGCCGAGACCCAGGTCGTCACCGGCAACGAGATGAGCAAGCTCGGCTCCCAGGTGACGCAGGCTCAGCTCGCCACCCAGGCCGGCCAGACCGACATCACGGCGCAGGAAGTCAACATCCAGACGGCAGAGCAGGAGCTGGCGCGGCGCCGCATGCTGGCCAGCCTCGGCCAGAGCAATGCCATCGACCTGGTGGCGCGGGGCGGCATCGAGACCGGACAGGACTCATCGGGCGCGATCGACCAGCGCAATCGCCAGATGAGCGACGAGGATGCCCAGAACATCCGCCTGATAGGCGACGCCAAGCAGCAGATGCTCTCGTTCCGCAAGCAGAACCTGCAGTCGGCGATCGGCAATGAGCAGCTGCGCTCGACCTTTGCCCAGCTCGGCACCGACTTCAAGCTGCAGAACCTCGAGACCCAGGTCGCCACAGCCGGCCAGAAGGCGCAGGACATCGGCATCGACGCCATGTTCAGCATCGGCAGCAAGCTGATCGGTTCGGGCAGCTCGATGTTCGGCTTGGGTTCCAGTCCCAGCGCGGGCGGCGCCGATGCCATCATGGGGCTGCAGAAGTAGATGGCCGCCGAGTTCCAGGGCACCCAGACCACCCTGCAGCCGTCGCAGCAGGAAGCGCCCATCCAGACCAACGTCTTCGACGCCGGCGCCAACGTGTTCGGTGCAGCCGCCTCCGATTCGGTGCAGGCCGCCAACGTCCAGGGCGCCCGCGCCGAGACCATGTTCAGCAAGGCGGGTGCCGCCTTCGAACAGGCCTACGCGACCTACAACAAGTACGCCGAGAACAAAGCCATCGAGGACGCCCCGGCGGCCATCAAGTTCGACGGCAACCACAACATCATCCCGCCCAGCTCGTTCTACCCGTCCGGCATCTCGATGCCGGGCTACGCCGAGCCCTACAAGAAGGCGACCCAGGCGCTCTACAACACCTACGCCGAGCAGGAGCTGCAGAACTACTCCAACGAGAT